GTGTTATTCCCTCACCAAAAAAATCGGATTTGGTTTTAACTTTGGTGTATCTCTCTGCGTATTTTTTTTCTGCAAATGTTTTTGCGTCTCGGTCTTTCTTTCCATAGTTGCATGTGGTGCATGCTGCGACCAGGTTTGTTTCGTGGTCAATTCCACCTTTGCTGATTGGGATGATGTGGTCTACTGTTGTTGCTTCTTGTCCACAATAGGCGCATGTGTGATCGTCTCGTTTCAATATGGCTTTGCGTAGTTCTCTGTACTTGGTTGAGTAGCTCATGCTTTTCTCAGCTTCTTCTTGATGTCTTTGATGTATGTGATTGCGACTTCTGGTTCTACTGAGTCGTCTATTGGTGCTTTGTATTTGTCTGGTATTTGTGTCTTTTTAAATTTGTCCGGGTAACGTTCATTAAGAGTTCTATAAGAGTTATGTAGGACAGCAGTGTCCGGGGTATAGGACGTGCGTGTCCGGGGTACCAGGACATCCATGTCCGGTACTACCATCTTGTAGATGTTTGATTGGCCATGTCTTTTGTTGACTTCAAGGAAGCCTTTGTTGATTAGTTCTACTTGAATGCGTCTTACTTGTCTGTCACTTATGTTCATGATGCGTGCTATGCGTTCTTGTGATGGCCATGCTGCACCCTCTTGATCATTGAAATGGTCGGCTAGTACAACGAGTAGCAGCTTCTCTTGTAGTTCTAAGCCCTCTTGTTCTAATGCCCATCCGACAAGTTTGGCGCTCAATCTAATTCCTCAATATCTAAGTCATCATCTAATGTATTTAGGTCATTATAGGTTCGGCCTATGCGTGCATCTTCAATGGCTTTTTTGGTGTGTAGGTTAGGTTCACAATCTTCATGCAACAGCTCTTTTGATCTGAGTTGATGGCATGCTTTGCACCAAATGTATGTGGTCATTGTTTAAATGCCCAAATCATAATCAATGTGTATAGGCCAACGAATAACAACTTTTGTGTTGTTGTCATTTCTTACCTGTGATGATCTTGTGGCATATGCTGCAATGCTTTTTGTTGAATGTCCAGTTACCACAATTGATGCATCTGGCTATGAGCTTGTCCATTGATGCAATGATTGATTGTTGTCTGGCGTTAACACCTACATAATCTCTTTGCTTCATACTTGACGCCTAATAATTTTTTTGGCTGTTTCAGCATCTTGTGGATTAGTGAACAAATCCTTTTTGTTTTCAACATCTTGTGCTATTGCTTCTTGTAAGGCTTTAGCAAACTTGTAGTCATGTGATGTGTAGTTTTGGTTCATTGTGCATCCGGATGTTTGTTGATTGCATGCCAGTTAAATGATTTGTTGAGGCTCACTTGTGATGATCCGTACAATTCAAGTTTGCATAAATCGCAACGCATTGTCCAGTATTTAAATCTGTCATTCTTGGCATCTACTTTAAATGTTCGTTTGACAGATAGTGCAACACCCCACATCACCAGAAATGTGAGTCCTAGTGCTATGAGTATTGCGTGTGCCACTGTTGTAGCTGTGTTCATTAGTTCCATAAATGTCATATCAACCCTGTTTTCTTGGAACATTGTGGCCAAGCGTTCCATCCTTGTTTTTCTTTCAACTTCTTTGCCATTGCAAATTGGATTTTCCAATGTGCTTCATGTGGTTTGCCTTTACCCCCAACAAATTCCCATGATGCTTGCGAGAATTGAAACAATCCCATGAACTTGCCTGTGGGTGAGATTGCTTTAGGGTTCAGTGATGATTCGCACATAGCAATTGCTTTCCAATCGCTTGGCAAATCTTTTGGTGTGGTTAGTAATGTCATATACATCAAAATCCCGGCGATGTCCATGGATCATCCTCTGCGCCACCTGCAGCTATAAGTTCAGCTGTTTCATGGCTCTTTGGTATTCCCTGTGTCCAGGCTGTAATGTTATCAACAAAATGGCCTGCTTGTATGTCATCCAAAAGGGGTTTTACTTCTTCAAATGTCAAATTTGATTCCGGCACAATCTGAGCATCTGAGCGCTTTGATGCAAATTGAACAAAAGCATTTTGTTGATTGGTATCTTTTAATATCTTTGCCAACTCACGCTGTAACCAACCAGACATCTTCGGGGTCGCAATCCTGCGAGGCTTTAGATAAGTAACTGGTTTTTCAACATATGGCACTTGTGCTGCACCTAATGATTCACTTAAATTGGCTTTTACCATTTCTTCTCGGCTTGGTCTTTTGCCTTTAGGTGCAAAATTGAAGTTCGCCAAGGCTCTGCCAATTGCAGATGTTTCAGCATTTTCCAAAGCATTGCGTGCATTCACGCCTTTTTGTTCTGTGTGTTCATCAGCTAAGCCAGTAGCAACTTGACGATCACCAACAAACACAATTGCTTTGACAATGTAATGTCCTGCATTGTGTGACACCAGTTCAGTTTCAATTCTTCCATCTTCTTTATGTAATTCCCAGAAACGTGAAAGCCTTGCCTCTACTGGTTCATAATCTTCAATGTTGAAGAATCCCATTTACTCTCCCTGTTTTATTTTGTTGACTTCTGTTTCATCAAATCTTCTGTGTCCACTTGGAAGCACTGTCGCTTTAATGATTTTTTTGTCTGCCCATCTTTGAATGGTGCGCGCAGATACTTTCAGTTGCTTTGCAACATCCGATGTTTTGAGCATGTATTTATGATAACACTATTTTGACCGACTTGGCCGACTTATTACAAAGGCGTGTTTAACCCCACTCCTTACCATCTGCAATGAACTTGCCTTTTGCATTGATCGGTACAAGCTGAGGCACAACATGATTGTCTTGCACATACAAAAGGCCAAATCCTTGTTGCCAATTAGCAGACTTTTCTTTGATGTATCCTGCACCATTTGAGTTCAAATCCATAAGGTGTCCTACTTCCATGCCCCAGATGGTGTTTAAACGGCCACCAAAGCCCCTAGAAGCCTTTGAAATGCCTTGCCTATGGGTATGACCACAAACAACATTTTCGCCTGTTCTAAGTGCCAAATTTAGCCCTGTAAGGCCTGCTGTGGTGTACATCCTGCCTTCGTCACCATGACCCATGATTACACCAGGGGCAATGAAATCCATTGAGCGTTGATAAGTTATTCCTAACTTGTTCAATCCTAAAAGGTTTTCAATCTTTAGAGCTGTAACTGTTTCAAATGCTGGTGCATTCTTGTAAATGTACTTTTCAATTCTTTGACTGTGATTGGATCGTTGTAACACAAATGGCTTTTTCTTTGATCCGAGCGCTTCTCTAAATTCACCCAGGATTCGATGGGTTAAATTGAAGTTTTTTTGAAGTGTTCCCTCAAATTCTTTTCTAGTGCCCTTATTAAATGCTCCAAGTTCTGCAACATCGATTTCATCACCAACTGCAAAGATGCCATCAATCTTTGATTCCCATATATAGTCTAAGACTTTTTCAACATTTCTTTTGTGATGGAATGGGATTTGCAAATCTGAAAGTATTAAGTAACGTTTAATGACTTACCTCTTTTTCTTGAGGTCGATTACATCACTCCATATCATATCAGTTTTTGTTTGTAGTTTTGATAAATCAATCTTCATGTCATTTATTTTGTCAGCTAGTGATGATCCACCATTAGGGAACAATGTTTGTTTGATTTTGGTTTGGATCGCTATTAGGCGAATCATCAAGACAAGTATAGTTGCAGAAATACTGACAACACCGACTATTTCGTTTATTGTCATTGGCGTTTGTACCAATCTGGGTCATAGTCGTCTGAGTCAAAATCTTCATCATCATCCGGTGAGTCTGCGTACTCAAAGTTTATGGATGCAAAGTTAATCATTCCGTATGCTTGATATTCAGGCATCTCTGGTGAAGTAACTGTAATCATCTTCTTGCGCTTGCCGTTGTATGTTTCCAACAAACAAACAAAGCCAGTCACTAATTCACCTTTTGCATGAGCTGCATTCATCACTTGTATAAGTGCATCACCAAACACATCTGGAATTTCAATCTTGTGATCCTCAGACATTTAAATCAACCCCATTCAATTGCGTAGTCCAACCAAGATACTTTGAACCCCAGGCATCTGTCACGCCTGTGTAATAAATCTTTCCTACTGTGTCCTTGACAGGTAAATCAGTACTCCACACATAACCAGGTTTATCAGATTGAATAGCCACATGGCCAAACTTGCCACCTTTCCAGAAGTGAGTTGCCCCTTGAGGTGCTTTCATTGGATCAGTAAATTTGTGCTTCTTAGGTGTGTTATTCCAGGCAATAATTGCGCTTGGATACTTTGCAGGGATTTGCCAGGCTAAACGACATGTTTTAAGACACATGCCTTTGACTCCACGCTTGCCAGCCATGTGAGCTGTGGCCATCCAAAGAGCTGCGTCTCTGCCAGTCCAGTCTTTAGTGTTCGTCAGTTTCTTTAACATTAACTTTTCCAAATGAGTAATCGTTAGGATTCAACCAGCGAAGAATTACAGGTGCAACAGCACCAATTCCAGCTGATAACAACATCTTTGGATCAGTGACCCCGGCCAAATAACATGCAATCAACCCGGCCAAAAATGAGCGTGCCCAGGATGCTGCTATTGCTTTAAAATTATTCATGGACTTCAACTGATTGTAATTCTTTTAGTTTAATATCTAATTCTTTTTTTGTTGGTTTTTTTGTGGGTTCTTCTAACCAAATTACATCATTTTCACATACAACCCAACCTGTTGTATGACCCAAAGCAATTAAAGCATCACTATAATTCAACATTACGCTTTCACCTCTAAAGCAAAAATTGTTCCTAAAGTATTATCTGCCATTACTCTTACAAAACTTTTAGCATCAGCACTATTAAATTGTACTTTGTAAGTTGTTGCAGAAGTTGTTGCTGGACTATCTTGCATAAAAAAAGTTAATGTTTGTCTGTGTTGTTCTGCTGCACCTGTTTGCAAAAAATAATAAGTTGGTCTTGCTATTTCAGTAGCACCTCTTAAAACTTTTGTTCCCATGTAGTTGGTTTGGAAATCACTAGATTTAAAACAATGTGTACTAAAAGCAACAATTATTTTACTACTAGAAAATTTTGGTGTAATGGTTACAGATAAACCTGTATCTGCAAAAGTAGCAGATGAACTATCTACGGAAGTTGTTGTACTTGCATATACTACTTGCAAAATTGAACCACTTAAATTTGAATCTATTGCTGATGCCAATGTGCGAATTGCACTCGCTCCATCTTTTACAAGCGAACTGTCGTCCGGCGTAGTCCATCCATAATTTGAAGTAGTGGCCATGTTTTAATTAACTCCCAAAAGTGCGTTTTGCCAAGTAAGTGCTGGATCTAGTGTAGCCCAAGTTTCACCGACATAAACATCTTGCCACGCCACAGGAATGGCAGAAAATGTGATGTCTGAAACATTTAAAGTCAATCTAGCTGTGAATCGGTCAATGTCCCATTGCCATCCCTCAACATAACCAAAGAATTGATTAGGGTACAAAAGGGCAGGGAAGTCTGTTACAGATACCGGCATACCAAAGAACACACCGACCAAAGAATTAAGCAAAGTACTGGTCATTGTTGGTGCATCAATTTGTATTTGAATACCCTGGATCACTGGTGATGGGTAAGCGTTAAGAAGTACTAGACGATCTGCCAAAGTATCAGCATCACCTGAGTTCTTCAAGAATGTTTCAATTGACTGTGTAACCCTGCCGTACTGGCTAATTGAGTCAAGTTCTTCAACTTGCATTACATCTTGTGCTGCGCCATAGATAACTCTTACATCGTTGATGATGTCATTTCGTGATGTGGTCACATTGATGCCATCAGCCAAAATAAAGTTTTTAGATACATTCACAAAGCCATTTGCTGAAACATAGTCAGCTCTTGCATCCTGGTCTTGGTAACCAATGCCACCAGTTGTAGTTTCATAAATAAAGCCTGAACCTGAGTCAGCAACAATGTGAACATAATTCAAAGCATTTAAAGGTTCTGGTGCAGCAACGGAACTAAACAAATCATACGTTCCAGGTGTGTCAATTGCTGATATATCTACACCAAGTAAGTCAGCCCAAGTTTCAGTGGTGTAATCAGTCCACACTTGTGTTGCAGGTAATTCATTCCATTTAAGTCCAAAAGTGTCAGTGACAACTGAGACAATCCTGTCACCATCTTTTTGCTCTGCATAGCCAACAATGTTTGCTTCTTTAGCTGCTAACTCTGAAAGTGCACCGGATGCACTGATTTGTGTGATAAAAGTATTTGTTGTCCCGGCATCAAGCACTGAAACTGAAACATCGGTGACTAGCCCTGTAAAGACTGTTGTGTCAACACCGGTGTAATTGTCTAAGGTAACTGTGATGGTGTCAAAAATTTCAACATCTGTGTAAGGCAAATCTAAGAAGTCAATTGTTGCAAAGCCTGCTGATGATTGTTGTTGTACATCATCGCGACCCATGCTGATTTGAACACCCTCAAGGGTGTAATTAGTAACAGCTGTGCCATTGATCTTAACTGTGGCGTTTGGTGACCAGGGCATGATTATCTGCCTGGTATCATTGGCTTAACAAATTTGTTAACTGTGCCAGCCTTTGCAGCATTGTTGATTGATTTAACAACTGTGTTTGCTTGAGCCTTAGAATTAGTTGCACCTATATTAACTGTTTGATTTACAACTGTGCCATATTGACCACCAGATGTAGGTTCTCCTCTAAATCTTTCACCAGCACTTTCAACTCTTGCTAATACTCCTTGTAATCCAACAAAATCCAAAGTACCACCAACTATTGATTTAACTTTTGATAATGCTTCAAATAAGTTATTTACTCCATCAACTAATTTTGTAATGTTGTCCACAAATTTGCTAAATTCCGGATTAGCACTTCCTGCGCCTGAACCAACAAGTCCAATTGTTTCAGCCAATGTTCTCAAAGCCTCACCCAGATTACGACCAGATTCGTTTGCATCACTCAAATCATCTTTTAACAAATTGAGATTTCCACCAGCATCAATTGTTGCCTGACGAATTGACTTTTGACCTGTCAATCCATCAACAAGCCCTTGAATGGCTGGAACAACTTCTTTATTAACAAAGCCAGCAATTTTCTCTAGAATAGGTAACAATGCTGCGCCTAATGTTTCTTTTGCTTCACTGACAGCAATCTTAATTCTGTCCATCTTGCCAGCAAAAGTTTCAGCTTGAACAGATGCTTGATCTTTAAATGTTGCTGCAAGTATCTCTTGTACTTTGTTAAAATCTTTTGATTTGATAATGGATTCATCTAGTGGAACACCAAGTTTTTTAAGAGCTGTGAAATTGCCGTCATAGGCTTTACCTAATGCATCTGATACAGCTTGTAAGTCTTTGCCTGTTCCTGCACTAATATCTAATGCTAATGATTGAAGTTGTTGTGCTTTTGTAACATCTTGTGTTGATCTCAAAAGTCTGTCTAATGATGGTCTTAATTTGTCATCAGTAACACCAAAAGCCAAAGAAGTTTTTGTAATGTATGCTTCTACGCCTTTAACCTGGTCAGCACTGGCTTTGGTCACATTCTTTAAAGTTGTTTCAAGAGACTTTTGTGCTTTTTCATCTTCAATGGCTGCTTTAACTGCACTTACACCTATTGCAAATGCTGCCGTACCAACTGCTGCACCAAGTGCCAAGAATGCTTTAGCTGCGCCTGCAACAAATGAACCAACTTTATTTGAGAAGTTTTGTGTGTCATCTTGGGCTTTATTTAAGCCAGTTTGAAATTGCGCTGTATCTGCAAGCAGTTGCAGTTTTAGTGTTCTAATATCTGCCATGTCAGTTCCTCTCGCGCCATTCTCGTCTTATTCTATCAACTTCCTCAACCCATCTCTTAGTAATTTCAGGTTGCAATGCTTTGAGTGTTGGGAATATAAAGTAACCAGCGTTACCTCTGCCCTCGCGTGGCGATCTTGGTTGAAATTGTCTGTAACCAACATAATCAGTTGATTTGCCTTTTCTTTTGCGTGGCCTGTCTTGGTATGAACCAAACTCAACACCAAGTGCAATTGCACCAACTGGTGTTCCATTCTTTAATTTGATTGAACTTCCACCCACTGTAAAAAATGGTGTTTTTGATCCTGTTGAAATTTTGATTGATTTGGCAATTGCTGCGCCTTGTGGTGTTGCTTGTAATGCTGATCCAACTGCTGAGGCTGCCTCAACTGCAATTTGATTTGCTGCGCGATTCATATCATCTTGAGCAATCTGATCCATGTTTTTAAAAGTTTTGCGAATGGCATTGATGTCAGCATCTTTGATCTTAATTTCAAATGCTCTAGTTGCCATGATATTTATTCACCACATCTGCAATTGTTGATACCGACTCTGCCGAAAGCGTTTTGAACTCTGACAATGGCTGGCGCGAAACAATTGCCAGTTCTATCAAAGTGCGTTCTATGCTTCCGGCTGTGTAAAATTTGTTGTTGCAAAATCCTTTGAATTGATGTGAACAACTTGTGATCGCCAATCTTCAAAGCGACCAACTGGTTTATCACTGATTCGTTTTTGCATTTGGTATGCGAGCCAGAATTGTTGTTCCAGACTTGGTGGCAATTCTCGTTTAAACAATTCCAAGAAAGTTGTGCCAGTTTCTTTCTCAGCTTGTGCAATCTCCCATGGAATAGTCCATTCTTCGTAAGACTTTCCATTTGCAAGCGTCCATTCTATTTGTATCTTAAACATTAGGTGACCCCTGTTCGATAGTTACGCTATTGAAACTGATCGGATTGGCATTGTAACTGAAACAGTTAATGCATCCGGTGCAGCGCCACCAAAATCAGGGCGCTTTGGAATAACAGTCAAGGTCATAACTTTGGTGTTAATTGTTAAAACCATTGCTTGTGTTGTTGTTGGGTTTGTGTCTGCATCTGTCCAAAGTACATCACAGAATCCACTTGCAACTCCCCAGTCTTGGAGAATTTCAAGAGTTACTGTTCCAACTTCTTTGTCAATTACATAATCAACTAATCCATTCAAAGTTTGAACTGTTCCGTTTGGATCATCTAATGTAACTGTTGCACTTGTGATTTGGTCGTCATAATTGACTGCCTTGTAGGTCAATGCAATTTGTCTGCCTGTTAATACTGATGTTGGCATTTTGTCTTTCCTTTCTTATGGATTGTTTATTGTAGTAATTGACACTTCAACCGAATACACATCACTGGTGTTCGCTTGTCGTATCCTTGGGCTGGAGACTGAGAGTATCTGCCAAGATGTGGGAATCAATGGAAGCACAGTTGCAACCATTGTTTCTAGTTGTACTAATGCACCAGGATTTGTGTTAGGTGCTGCAACTAATTCTAATATATATCTAACACGCCAGGCTTTGTTGTTTCCAAGTGTTACTGGTTCAAGCCATGGATCAGCTGACAAAATCAT